ATCAACAAAAAACTTCTTCTCTGCCATATTATTATTTTTTACAAATATAGTATATTTAAAAAAACCCACCCCTATTATGGAGTGGGTTTTAGTTTTTTAATTCATTTATGTTTTTTACTTATGCTCTAGGAGCAGCAGCACCCAATGAAACACCAATTAATGTAGGAAGAATATTAGAAAAAACTTTTATTGCTGTTCCTGAAATAGCTTGATATACAAGTTCAACAGTAAAATCAAGATGATCTGTAAAAGTAACAACTGGATAAGGAGTATTTAAAATGTTATGCGTTACCGTTGCCTCATAAGTAGAACCATTCAATGTCCAATCTCCTACCTCTAATTCAACTCTAAAAGATGATAAATTAACTTGAGTATCAGTATAATCATTAGCATCAGATTCAGCTGTTGAAGCTGCAGTATCTACATACTCTTTGTTAGCAGCATCACCATTGTTAGTTGGTGCTGGTAGGTTGATAATACCCGTAAGATTTTCAAAATCTAATGGTGCACCAATTTTAATCTCGCTAATTACACCCTCTATTCTATCTACTGAGAGATAACTAGCACCTACAACCGTATTACCATTCATAGTAATATTACCACTCATTGTACCACCAGCTAAGTCTAATTTAGTAGCAAGACCAGTATCAGTGTAAGCATTAGCAGCAGCTTCAGCAGCATCTGCTTTTGCAGTAGCGTCAGCAGAAGCAGTAGCTTCAGCGTTTGCTTGTGCAGTTGAAGCAGCATTGTCAACATACAATTTGTGTGCAGCATCACTATTATTAGTTGGTGCAAGTAAGTTAATAATCGAATTATTACCACCCATATCAATAGCACCACTCATTGTACCACCAGCTAATGGTAATTTGCTAGAAATCTCAGGAGTAATTTGAGCATCAATTTTACCTTGTAATGTAGCTGGAGTAATAACAACTGCACCACCTTCAGTACCATCATTAGCTTCTGTTTGTGTAGCTAAACGAGAGATACCATCAACTGAATCAGTAGCAATAACTATGTTACCTTGTAAAATCAACCAGTCTGCAATTGTTGCACCAGCTCCATCAACTTTAGCAACAATTGAATCACCAACTTGTACAGACTCTCCTAAGAAAGTACCTGCTACAGTTGCTGCCCAAAAGAAACCTTTATGTGCATCACCATTTGTAATATCAGGAGTATCCGTTGTTGGATCATATCCACCTTGGAACATTAAACCACCTGTTACAGCTGCAATATCAGTTAAGTTAGCAACTTCTTGAATGCCATTAAGTACTTCATCATAATACTCTAAACGACCTGTATTGTATCTAAAAGATCCAGCTTTTGTCATTGAAGAGTTAGTTCCAATTGTTGCGTTAGTTAACGCACTACCTTGTAGATTAATATCTACGAAAAACTTTTTTTCTGCCATTTTGTTTTGTTTTTAGTTTAAATTTAAGTTATAATATAATATACAATTTTATTTTATTAATTACAATAAACATATCCAGTAAATGGAATATTTAATGTTATGTTTACAGTGTTATTATCTATCCAGTCAATCTGAGCAATGATTTCATTCTTATCTTCATCAACTACTTGTACAGAACATTTAGTATTTAGATTATGATTAACAACCCATGTAGTTGCTGGAACAGATTGAGTATGTGTATAGCTTATGTCTTGAAGTGAATTTACAAGATCAAACTCACCGGATACTGGATTGTATTTATTTTTCATAATTATGAGTATTGAATTTGTGTTACATTTCCATTTACATCATATGTAAGAGTTTCTATAATAGTTTCTACACCATATTCAGTAGTTCCAGTATGAGTAACACTTGTTACATCATTAGTACCATTATAAACTAAAATTCTATTATAATTTGCTGATCCTTGAATCCTACCTATTTTAGATATAGAATTTTTCTTAATTATTTCTACAAATGCCTCAACTATTAAGAGAGTTGTTTCTGTAGCAGCTCCACCAGGAGGCGCAATACCAGAAAGACCATCTACTATTTGCTGAAGACCTAGTAGTGTTTTCATTTGATATGGGAAATTATTTCCTTGATTTCCTGTATCCTTTAAGTTTCCTATTGACATTGTTTTTATTTTTTAATTAAACTGTTGTAAATGATGTATCAACTGGAATAAGACCAGCACCAATAACCGCATCAACTTTATCTGTAAACGCTCCTGGGTAATATGCATTATAAGCATAAAAAAAAGCTGTTCCTAAAATACCATGTACAGCACGTGAATTAATATTAGTAGAACTTACTTGAAATAAAGATTGTCCAACATTAGCTACACTTCCTATATCATGTAACCAAATACCATAACAAGCAGTTGAACCAAATAAATTAGAAATACTAGATTGTGTTACAGATAAAATACCTGTACCATAAACTTCTAAGCAAGCTTCATTTTTTGCATTTAATTGAGATTGTACAAATGCTAATGTAGCTCCTGTTTGTACAACAGCTACTTTTGTTGCACCAGATGTATCTACAAATGTAAAATCAGCAGATCCTTTTACTATATTAAAACAATATATATCACCCGATCCAGTATGACTTATTTTAATTTGTGTACCATAACATCTAGATTTAAAACCATCAGATATTCTTACTCCTGTATTATTACATAAAATTCCTGTACCTGTACCACCTACTTGTACCCAAATATTTTCTAAAGAAAGTCTTTGAGCATTTGATCCTGTAAATACTATACCATTATTACTTCCATTAGGTAATACTGTAATACCTTGAATAGAAAAATGATTATTATCTAAAGCACTTGCCGATGTATCATCACCATTTACAGTAATGGTACCTATTAAATAAATAGGATTAGCTATACTTCCATTCTCACCTACTAAAAATATATGACCTTTTGTTAAAGTTACATCTTCAGTAACAGATCCTTGTAATCTAATAAAAGCTGGATTAAGCTCAGTAGCTATAACAACACCTTCAGCAATTAAATTATTAATTGCAGTTTGTGCTGCACTAATAGTTTTAAATGGAGTAATTATACTACCATTAGCTACATAACTATCAGTTCTGTTAGGATCTACAAAAAATTGATTTGTTGGTTCATATAAAATATTGTTTGCAAAATCTTCTACAGTCATTGCAACAGCTAAATAACCATCATCTCTTTTAGAATCATTAATTGCTATAGGTAATAAAACTTTAGAAGAATTAAAAGTTTTTACAACTCTACCTTCTTTAATCCAACTTATAAAATTTAAAATATCCATAGTTATTATTTAGGCTATAATATTAATATACTTAAAAAAATCCACAAAAACAAAAAACCCTAGAAGTTAATCTAGGGTTTAAGAATTTACTGTAGGAATTACTCAGTTACTAATTCCGGAATAGAAGCTTTTACTTCTTCTAAGTTGTGAATTGTATTCAATGCTACTAACACTTTGTTAGCATCTGCTAATGAAAACACACCTTTTAAGTTAGCTGCGTTTAATGCTTGCTCTAATACCTGTACTGCTTCAATTGGATTCATGGTTTAAATTTTTTAGGTTTATATTTTTTTGTAAATATAATAAATTTAAACTTACTTGATAGCTTCTAACTCAGTTTTTTGTGCTGGAGTTAATGCAGTTGCAAACCATTCTTTACCTAACATAATAGCAATGTGATCCACATTACGTGTTACAGTTGCTGTTTCTTCTTCAGATAGTTCTGCTTTTGCTCTTAATTCTGCAATTAAGTTTACACTATCATAAGCTGCTAATACAGACTTTGCTGCTTGTTCAGCTGTTACTTCTTCTTTTAAAATTTCTACTGACATTTTATTTTGATTTTAAATTATTACTAAGCTAATAAAATTTTTCTTGATACACCATTAATTATAACAGTCCATGTTCTTGTTGATGCTACAGTTTCAGTTGTTATAGCTCCAGCATTATATGTTGTAGAACCTACTACAAATTGGTTATTTGCTGTAGCTTGAGCATTAGCTCCTAGTATAACACTTCCTGAAAAATTTTGAGAATCTGCATTATCACCTATTGCCACATTATAAGTACCTGTTTGACAAAATGCCATTGAAAATCGGCCAATACCAACATTATTAGAACCTGTAGTTAATCTGTAAAATGAATCATTCCCTATAGCAATATTGTCACTTGCTGCTGAAAAACCAGGTTGTAAGGCACTATTTCCAATTGCTATATTTCCAGATCCCTCATTAAATTGACCTGCAGAATAACCAATTGCAGTATTACCATTACCAGTACCACGTTCTAATGCTGAATAACCTATTACTGTATTAAGAGAACTAACTGTACTATCACGCATTGCACCATCACCTATTACAGTATTATTACTCCCCGTTGTATTATTACCTAATGTACCATAACCAACTCCAACATTTGATTGTCCAGTTGTATTATATCTTAATGCACTAGCACCAAGTCCTGTATTTCGATCTCCTCTTGTTCTTTGTAAAGCATATGCACCAACTCCAGTATTAAAACTATTTGATATATTATTATCTAATGCATTAGAACCTATTGCTGTATTATTAGTACCAGTTGAATTAAATGTTAATGTGTAATAACCAATAGCAGTATTAAGAGTACCTGATGTATTGCTTGCAAGAGATGTTGATCCAACAGCTGTGTTATAACTACCAGTAAGGTCACCAGCTAAGGCAAATGCTCCAACTGATGTATTATGATCAGCATTTATTAAATTGCTTATAGCATAACCTCCAATAGCTGTATTAAAACTACCTGTTCCCATAATCAATGCTCTTTCGCCTATAGCTGTACAATGCGCACCGGGATTACCAGTAAGTGCATCTTTACCAAATGAAGTATTTGATGAGTTATTATTTGTTCCATTATTCCATACTGTTTTGTTAGTTTCATCATACTCAATAAAACTTGGAAGTCCTGGTGATAAAGCTAAAAAGTCTGTTACTGAAATAGCTCCTGCTAAATAGCCATCATCTCTCTTAGGATCTTTAAGACCTACTGGTAACAAAGTGTGAGATGCATCAACGGTAGAAACCGTTCTACCGTTTTTTGTCCATGATATAAAATTTAAAATATCCATAATTATTATTTATTGATTGATTGTATAAAGTTCATAATATACATACAACTCACCATCCCAGTTATCAGCATTAGCTACTGCAGGATTAGCATTATAAAGAGTAAATCCTAAACCTGTTGGTGATCCTCCTGTAGCAATTAAATAGGGAATAGCATTATCATTAGCAGCTTGGCTGTAATATACAGAGTATTGTACATAGATGTTATCTCTATTACCTACATTAAGATCTAGATCTAAGTTATTAATAAAAAAACTTACTGAATTAGCATAAGCTGGATCAGGACTAAAAACCCCCGTATTAATAATATCAATAATACCACGGGGAGTATCTACTGTTACAATACTAGTAGCTGTAATATCTAACTCATAGTGTTTAGTATTACCTTTACAGCCTGATTGTACTGCATTATCCAATGTCATTGCTACAGTAAGATATTTGTCATCTCTGTTTGGTGTCGGTACACCTACAGCAATTAGAGATCCCTCTGGAGATGTAGTAGTTATACGGTTATCTTTAAGCCAGGAAATAAAATTTAAAACATCCATGATATATATTTATTTAAAAGTTTAATATTAAATTGCCAATAAAGGTATTTTATAGTTAGCTCCATTGATTCTAACTGTCCAAGTTTTGTTAGGTGTAATAGTTTCTGTAGCTATTGCTCCTGCATTATAAGTTGTACTACCAACTACAAATTGATTTGATGCTGTAGCTGTTGCACTTCTTCCAAGTATAACAGAATTACTAAAGTTTCCAGACTCCGTTTCATAACCTATTGCAGAGTTTCCTGTTCCGGTAGTGTTATCATCTAAAGAATATCCACCAACTGCTGTATTTCTAGTAGAAGTTGTATTGTTATACAAGGCAAAATTACCTACAGCAACATTAAAACTTCCAGTAGTATTAAATTTTAAAGACTTATAACCTATACTAGAATTAAACTCGGCAATATCATTATAATATAAAGACTCAAAACCTATACCAACATTATAACTTCCAGTTGAATTAAACAAAAGACATGAATCACCTAAAGCAACATTATAGTTACCAGCACTATTAACAGTTAAACTATCTATACCTACTGCTGTATTATGCTGACCTAAGGTATTAAGAGATAATGAATACGCACCAATGGCTGTATTATAGTTACCACTTGTATTAGCAGCTAATGAATTAGAACCTAGTGCAGTATTAAAACTTCCCAGTGAAATACTTAAAGCATTCTTTCCTATTGCTGTAGAATTGCTGTTGACAGCATTAACAGTAAGTGTATTTTCTCCGTATGCTGTATTTGTTGGATTATTACTAAATCCATTATTCCATAGTGTTTTATTAGTTTCATTATATTCAATAAAGCTTGGGAGACCTGGTACTGCAGCTAAGAGATTAGCAACAGTAATACCTAATACATTACCTTGTAAACTGCTACCTATTGATAAAGGTAACACAGCATTATCAGGAATTGTTGTTATTATATTATTGGATGTCAATGGATATCCAAAATTTATTTGTCCTTTAAAACTCATAGATTTTTTATTTTAACTATAAATACTATTAATAATATACAAAAAATTTTTCACAAAAAAAAGCCCTAGTAAAAACCAGGGCCCTTTTATATAAATAAAAAATTTAATTAATCATCATGTTAGAAATAACACCTAGAAGAAATGATATAAAACACATTATAATTATTGCTAAGTTAGCTTTAGTTACTTTCTCGGTATCTTCTTGCCACATGTTATATACTTTATTGTATATAGGCATACGCCAAGAATTTTGTAATCCATACAGTATATATATAATAATTACACCAATAAGTAAACAAACAATAATCATAAACTATCAATTCTACGCTGTAAATATACTAAAGCTTTTTGTAAATCCTCTTTTTCTTTTGCAGAATTTTTTTTACCAGCTCTCGCAACATACTTAATAACATTACCTAAATAGAAATCTTTATCAAGATTCCAAGCTTCTAATACTTTAAATACTTCATACGTACTATCAGCTCCACCGTAATGCTCAGGTCTTAATGGATCTGGTTGTGGAGTAGGAGAAGTAATGTTGGTCCATTTTGGCATGTTATCCAATATGTTTTTATTGTACTCCTTTGGATCAAGCCATTTAGGTTCTTGTGTAGTGGATACATTATCTTTTCTCAAACTTTTCATAATTGATTTGTTATAGTGTTCGTAACGCAATTCATTCATCTTAGTATACTATTGCAATATCAAACTCTTTTACTAACAATTTAATCTGACCATCTAGATCAATTTTCTCAGCTCCTTCTAAAGCAAATGTTTGTACATACACTTTGTCCCCAGCTTTTACTTTTTCTACTTCATCTCCTACAGAGTGAATTTCTAACTGTGTCCATTTTTTAACTGCTTCTCTTTCGCGCTCTGCTTCTTGCATAGGGCTTAACTCAATTACTGCTTTCTCAATAACCGGTACGTTAATCAAGATTCTTTTTCCTAATAGTCTCATCTTTTCTTTTTATTTAAACGTGATTACTTTTACTACTGCCATCTGGGCACTTATTAATTCACCAACTGCGTGGTCAAACAATAAACTTTTAACTGGGTTTCCTGGCCCTTCTTGATAGGAATCTTTTAAGATATTAGCTATCTCAGCACATAATTCTTTTACTTTAGCTACACCAGCATCATTAGATGGATTGAACTCAATCCCTACTAACTGTTCACCAAATGAAAGCACCTTAGCTTCATTTACTTCAATGATTCCTTCTGGGATTTTTACAACTGTCTCTGCCATTACTTTTTGTTTTTAGTTATTATTAACCATTGAAGCCATCCTTTCAAAGCTTCTAATCTTGATTTGTTACTTGTTTTACTCATATCAATTTACTTTCTGTTTTTTTTACTTTTAAGAAACTATTCTCTAATTGCTCTTCTGTTATTACACTCAAGTAACCTTCAGTATCCTTTACAATATACTCATCAGGATTACATTTCTTAGGGCCTAGATCAGTATGCACATATAATGTCAACTGCTTTGTGTTTGCTGGTATAATAAACTCAGCTTTTCCAGCAGTAAATTCAAACACAGAATCTCTTTCATCATCTATGTATTTTAATACATCAACATATGCAGGCTTAGTCATATATCTTTCAATCATTATGCGTCAAATTTATTGTTCATAAAATTTA